GAGGATTGCGATTTTCATGCGGCTAATTGGCAACGGCGAGAACACATTTCGTTTAACATTCCACCGCTGTGCTTTCGCCTCATTGCGTTGTAAGTCTCACCGTTCCAGACATCTAAGAGCGTCGAGTCTTTAACATTTCCGACAACATATTCGGCAGCGCCGTCATAGCAGCAGGTCACGACGTCGGCATTCGGGAGAACATAAATTGTCTCCCAGAACTCGCGGCACTTCAGCCGGTCGGCTTTCAGTTGCCATTCACCGTTGACGAGCGCGTACCGTCTGAACTTCTCGTCGGTCGGCATGCTGGAATCCATCGCAGCACGATCCCAGAACAGCGGCGGCTTGAATCCGATGTTCGCGCCAATCTCGTCCGCGATCTGCTGTGCGGCCGGCAACTGATGCTCGTTGTCCTTGAACACCACAAATGTCCAGTTCACTTTGTGACCGCATTTCTTAATCAGGAGCCGTAACCCCGCCATCGCTTTTTCGAGTGAGCCGCCAACGCGGTACTTCTCGTAGGTTTCCTGATCGATGCCGTCGATGGAGACGCTCAAGGTGTCGCATTCGGAGAGAGCCTCGGCCATCTCTTCGTCGATAAATAGGCCGTGAGTCGCGAGATCAACCGTGGAGAAGGCTCGGACCTTGCGGATCATTTCCGGGAGATGCTTATTCAGCGTTGGCTCTCCCCATAAATGAAGATACGTATGTTTCACGAATGCGCTGGCTTCGCTGACGATCTTGTCGAAGAGATCCATTGACATCATGGCTGCGCGGTTCGTCCAGCGGAGACCTACCCAGCACTGCGGACATTTCAGGTTGCAGGCGCCGGATGTTTCGATGACCAGTTGACGCGGAGGTGCAATCATCTAACGGTGATGACCTTTAAAGGATGCTGTTCGTCCCAGTGACAAACGATATCCAGGTCCCTTTCCGTTCGCTGCCACCAGCCGCGCATCCATTGTTCTGCTGTGCAGTCGTGATGACTTCCAGTCTGATAAAGAAAACTTGTGGCCTGTTGCGCTAAGGGGTCACGCAGTTTCTCAAGAAAGCCGTGGTTGTGTTCGACGAAAATTATCGGACCGCCAGAGGTCGGGTTCGGGAGGCAGATCCAGAAATGATCACGCTCCTGAAAGTGCAGCATCGCTTCCTTGGCGAACGATGGAACCACAATGCAGCCGCGCTTCGCGATACGGTTCAAGGCTTCTACGGCTTTTGGTAAGTCGACAATGTGTTCCAGCGCATGACTGCACCACGCATAATCGAAGGCCTTATCCTCAATCTCAGGTAAGCCCTGCTCGAGGTCCGACAGAACGACTTTCTTCCCTATCTTCTCAAGACGCTCGACGTTCGTAATGTCGCAGTCGACATACAGGTTCGCGCGCGGGTGCGGATATCCGCCGGGGCCGACGTCGACCATCGTTTCCCCGGGCTTCACGTCGATCTTGACGTAATCGCGCGGCGCCCAGGCGGTAATTTCTTTTTTGGCGATCTTCATACTTTGATGAATCTCAATGCAAACGCGGGATAGAAGTGTTGATGCGCGTCCTCTCGAATGAAGTCGAAGCCGTGATCGTGGACCAGTTCACGCAGCATGTCGCGCGTGTAGTGAGTGTGGAATCCATAAAGGTTTCTCCGTGGTCCGAAGAGATGACGCAGAAAGAATTCGTCGCCCGTCGCCCGATATTGCCGGATCGTTTCGTCGGCATCGGGGATATCGATTCGGAGAATGCCGCCAGTCTTTAAGACTCGCGCGCATTCTTGAACGGCTGCGACGGCTTCCTTTCGATCGAGATGTTCGAAGCACTGTACCGAATAGATTTCAGAAACTGTGCCATCTCTGGCCGGCAGGAAGGCAAAGCTGCCATAGACATCGCAGCAGGTTTCCTTTGTGACCGGCCCACCGCGGAGGCTATCGGCCGTTTTGTCGTCGTGCCTGCCATAATAATTGTCCTCGGTCGTGAGGAATCGTTCGACCAGATCGGGCCGTTCTTTCGCAAGGAAGACATCCTTCAATGGAAGATCGACATTGGTCCACTCGGCCAAGAAAACGGAGCCACAGCCCACATGGAGACGCATTACGCCGTCACCGCTCTGCACCGCTCATACGTCGCGCGCATCTGCGGCAGCAGCGGTTCATACTTCGCCTTGAGTTTCTCCGCGTCTTGATGCTGGCCTTTTAGGTTCTCGGCTCGCTGTTCGTCCGGATGTTCATGGTGGAGAATGAACTGGCCAGGGACTTCCGCGATTCCGTAACCCGCCAGCAGGACTCTGAATCCGATGCTGTTGTCGCAGCCATACATGTTCACAATTTCATCGAACCAGCCGATCTGGTTGCCGAGTTCGCGCCGGATAATGCCGAAGTTCGCATATACAAGTCCATCGAACGAGTTCGAATTCACCATGAACGGTCCGCCTTTATTCGAGTACGGCAAGGCACCGAGGCCGATTTGGGGATGCGCTTCCATGAAGGCGATCGCCTTTTCCGCATATCCCGGCATGACTTCGCAGTCATCGTTGAGCCAGATCACCCAGTCGCCTTCGGCTTTTGCGAACGCCTGGTTGTACCCACGGCTGCAGCCTCGTCGCGGTGACTCGTGAATCCATGTCAGCCTCGTCGGCGATGTCTTCGCAGAGAGCATGAGTCCATACGGAACGCAGTCGGAGGCGTCGGCGATGATCAATTCCCAATCAACGCCAGTGTTGGCTTCGATGGAGTCGACGAGCCGCTGCAAGCTGTCCGGCCGATTTCGCGCTCCCGTCACCAGGCTGAGTTTCATGCGTAAACCAGAAGTCCCACGATGGCGGTTAGAGTCTGCGGTGCGGCTGCGTCAGATGTCGCTGCAACTCGGATGCGGTACGAGGTTCCTGCCACGCCACCCGATACTGTGAACTGAACGCCCTGTGATGCCTTGATGACTCGGCCGGCGACTTCGCAATCTGTCGTAACCAGCATCGGCGTCGAGAGTGTCAGGGCCGCTGTCGCCAACTCATCAACCGTCGGCGTCCCGGTCAGGAGTTCGGGCGTGCAGACAGTTGGATAATTCACTGAGATTCGGCTCGGTAACGTTCGCGTCAACTTCTCGCCAAAGCCGACAATAATCGTTCGCGTCTCGCCAGCTGACTTCTTGTGCGTGTTTACCGTGTTCATGCGAAGGAAGGGTCTCGATAGCGTTCCAGGAGCGCACAGAGGCGCTCGGGCAGCACGTTGGCTACGCTGGCTTCACGATTCATATATAGTTCGCCGAGGATCAGTAGGCAGGCTCCCTTAACAAGTGCCGGCACGACATAGGTGACCGGAGAATCCGCCGTGGCCCACTCTTCCGGAGGCTCTGCTCGCTTCAGATAGTCCATCAGGATTTCGGAAGCGATCGTGATCTTGAGGGCAATATCGGCGTCGGCGTTCGAATTCGTAATCCGTAGATGAGTTTTGCCCTCAGTAAGGCTGACGAGGTCTACCATTTTTTGCCGTCAGGTCCCATTTGCGTGAGGTCGCGACCCGGAGCGCCCTGTGGTCCCTGGCCGCCATCGTTGCCACGCTGTCCATCTTTACCGTCGTTGCCTTTGCGGACGATCAACTGCCAGTCCTCGGACGTTCCCGGCTTGGCTTTGGTGTGTTCGGCGTTGCAGTGCCACGTTGAACCGGAATAGGTGGCGGTGTCGCCGCGCTCGTACTCGGTGCCGTCCTTGAAGATGCCGCGATAGAGCAGCGCTGGAATCTGGAAGGTCTGAACGTGGGCATAACCGCTCGTCCGGATGCATTCGAAAGTAAAAGACCGCAGAGAGGAGCCCTGAGCGACGACTACGCTCTGAATGCCTTCCACGATGACTTCCCATCCGGACTTCTCGAGTTCCGCCATGACGAAAGGTCCGGTATTGCGAACGGCCCGAATCAAGCCGCCTTTGTGCTTCGCGAACGTTCCACGTGGATAGGCTTTACCTTCCTCGACCATTGGCAGGATTTCAATTTGCAAGGCATCGCGGCCGGGCTCGCCATCGCGACCGTCTTTCCCTTCGCGGCCATCGCGACCGTCTTTCCCGTCGAGACCTTTTTCGCCATGATTACCAGAGGCGCCGTCTTTCCCATTGATGCCCGCAGTGCCGTCCTTGCCGTCGATTCCATCTTTGCCGTCACTTCCGGGAGTTCCATCTTTACCGTCGAGCCCTTTTTCTCCAGGCGTTCCGTCGGTGCCATCTCGGCCGTCTTTACCAGGCAATCCATCGATTCCGCTTTTCCCGTCGATTCCATCTCGGCCATCTTTGCCATCGATGCCCGGCTTCCCGTCAATCCCGTCGCGTCCGTCCTTACCGGGACTCCCGACGATCGATTCGCCGTCCTTACCTGGCGCGCCGTCAGTGCCATCTTTGCCCGGATCACCCTTGATCGATTCTCCAGGCTTACCGTCCTCGCCCTTCGGTCCCGCAGGGATGGCTCTGATGGCAGTCTCAAGTTCTGCAACGCGTCCCGTCACCGCAGCGATCGCCGCTCCGACGTATTCGCGCATCACGCTACCGACGGACTTCATCAGAATCCCAATATCTTCAGGTTCGATCATGCCGCGGAAAGCTCCTTCCATAAGAAGGCCCGAGCGAAGAGGTCTATCGTTTCCGGGGCCATCGATTTCGAGGGCAGGGCGGGCGGACTTGAAGGCGCCGGCAAAGCGGGCGGGGATCCGGGCGCAGGGGCCGGCGCGGCTGGATTCCTGCTGGCGAATGGGTCCGCTTGCGCATCACGTTTCGCCAAGGCAGCCAGCGAATAATTCTGCTGTTGGATCATCGGAGAGGATCCGCCGGGCACAGGCGGCAGATTCGCCCGATATCGCGCTTCATCTGGCGCCATCCATCCACCACCGACGCCTTCGCTATTCGTGGTGAACAGGGCCGCAGTATCCATGCGCATCAGATTGTCGAGATCCAATTCGGTGCCCATGCCCAGCGGCAGCGCCAGGCCCTCATCGAGACAAAGTTCCAGGGACTCGATGAGTGTCTGCAGGCAATCGGTGTAATACATCGTCGCCAGTTCATTTGGTCCAGTGCGGACCGGCATCGCTCCACCGAGTTTCCATGGTGGGTAGTGGAAGCATCGGGCGACGTCGTCGACGGTCCATTTCAACTGCTCGATCAACTGGGAACTTTCCGCGCTCATTGTCATCGGCGTGAACTTCAAACCATCGCCAAGGACCGCGAGTCGTCCCACATTGACGCCGCTGAAGTTTTCTTCGAACGCCTTTTTTAGCCGCGCCGCTGTCTCATCGCTGATCTTTCCGGGAGCTTCAAGCACGCCGCCAGGCCGAGATCCATTCGAGAATGCATTTGTGGAGTTGGCCTGGATGCGATTACCCATTGTGGCCGTCACGCCGCATGCGTAAATCGGCGAAACGCCGACGAGGGGATGCCACAGACAGCACATCCGGTCGTGGATAATCTCGGAGGCCGGCACGGTTGGATTGTCCTCACCGAGATTGTCTTCGGTAACTCCTGCGAGAAAGTCGCGGCCGAGCCGGTAATAGACCGAACCGTCCTCTGCGACAAGCGGCGTCACCAGCAGCGGATTCAGAACGTAGAGCGCATTGACAACACCGCGTCCGTCCCGCTCTTTCAGGATGTAGGCATTTCCGAAGAGCAGCTTCGAGACAATCCAGTCGGAAACAAACTGAATGCGGTTCTGATAGCGGTTGGGCTTGCGAAGGACGGACAACCAGGGCTGCTTCTCCGTGATTTCCTCACAGATGCCATTGACGTCTTGCGTGAGTTTGATCCGCATCTTCGCCACGTCGCCGGCAATTCCGGTAACGCAGGAGAAGACTGCGGAGAACGCGAGAATGCTCGTCTGTGGATCTGGCGCGCCCATATTTCGCTGCCAGGCTCCAGTGAACGATTCGAAGCCCCTTTGCGGCCATGTCACATTGCTCAGCACCATCGACGGAAACGTCGTGAATTCAACCGCGGCTTTGCGGATGAACGACATAAGCCGACGAATGACTGCGGGTGCCTGCATTACTCTGCGGTCCTCATGTCGCGACGGTGATATTCACCACTCCACGCGGGATGAGGACGGTTTCCGCCTTTGCAATTGCCGGGCTTTCCGATGTTGGGATGCTGCAACAGTTTTCCCGCGCGAACGATGATGGGGCGTTTACAGATAGGACAGTGTGTTCTGGGTTCGGTCATAGAAAGAGGCCCGCCCGTTAAGGCGGGCCCACTCTCAGATCAGGAACTAGCCGGTGTAAGCGGCGCTGCTGATGAAATACGTGGACGTCGAGCGCGCTTTCTTCCAGGTGATGTACTGCTCGGTTCGGATGGCCACCAAGTTCCGCTGATAGAGCGAAACGAGAGCGGTCGTTGTCGGCGACGCATTCGGCGCGTCATCCATCAGGATCGAGGCCTGGTTCGAAGCGTCGATCATCACGCCACCATCATCCGCCAGTAAGATTTCCGGAGCGACGAGGAAGATGATGTTGGTGCCGACGGCTTCAGAAACGACCACCGGAATGCCGAGGATGTTTCCGCCGGTGACCATATCCAAATCGGGATAGATGTAAACGCCGTTCGACGTTTGCAATGTCGAGATATTCATTGCCACCGTCGATGACATCAAAATCACGATGTCCGACAGGTTGTTCTTTGCCGTGATGAACGTTCCCAGCGCCGTTCTGAAATCTGTCAAGAACGCTGCCGCGGTCACGCCTGTTGCGGCCGCAGTGGTACTGTTCCAGCGAATACCCGCAGGCGACACGTTGACGCTTTCAATCGTGTTGCCGACAAACTGAGCATCGATGAAGTTGGACAGATCCTTCACGATGCTGTTACGGACGATTGCTTCCGCGCTTGGATTCGAGAACCGCATCAATTCATCACTCAGAACGGTCAGCACCACAGCCTTGGCCCATCGCAGCGTCGCCGAACTGAAGGCCAGCGCACTCACCGGCTTCGGCAATGTTTCACCGACCCAGTTGCCCGTTCCACCGCCGGTCTGAATGGGCACGATGCAATTGGCAGGAACGTGCGTGAATCCGGGAACGCGGCCAATGATCGATGCCGGCCGAAGCAGTTCGAGGAATTCGTTGACCATTTGCTGAGCGCCAGGAATCAGCGTCGAGGCGAATGTGGTACTTGTCGACGTTCCCGCATTGACGCCAGCACGCAGGATCATTTCGATCTCGGGCGTGTCGGGATACTGCGCCTTTGCGATATCGCAAGCCAGGAACTGATTCCCCTTGGCTGCGACCTGCGCCATGACCCAGCGGGAAAAGAGCGTGCCTTTCGGCAGCATTGACTTCACGCTGATCGTCTCGTTGCGGCGAACCCCTGCCCCGGCTGCCGGATCCGTACCGGCCGCGGGGAGAACGGCGGTCGCCTTCACGATCAGCGTCTTCTCGTGCTCTTTCAGCCTGAGGAGATGCCCATCAATCGTTTTGATTTCGGAGCCGAGGCCGTCATATTCCGCGTTCTCGGTCTCATCGAGCGTGCGCCCTTCGTCGCCGGCTTTCGTCATTAAGGCTTCCATTCGAGCCGCAGACGCAGCACGTTTGTTTTCAAACTGAACAGTCTGTTCTTTGATCGTCATATTTTTCCTTCCGGTTAGTCCCGGGACACCGGGAGGAATTGCGGTTTTGCCGAGCCGCACGACTGTCGCTGCTTGATGGCCGGACGCGGCCAGCAGCTGAGAGTCGGCAGACTTGACGGAAAGAATCGTGGCTTCGGCGTTCATTGGAATGGTGACCGCCGAGAGTTCAATCCACTCGGTTTTGATGAAATGCACGCCGCCTGTATCTCGGTTGTAGGCGTCTTCGATACTGCGGAAACCTATCGACAACCCCCGAATCAACCCAGCTTTAATCAGGCTCCATGCCTCATCGATGAAGGTGGCAACCCCAGCGGATGCCATCTCGATCCGCACGCGCATCTCGTTCTTGACGATCTTCGCATCGACGACCTGGCCAATCGGCTGTCGGGAGTTGTGTTGATAGAGAAAGGGGAGAGGCAGCGCGTAATCGATGCCGTCGAGCTCCACGATGTCGTTCGCGCGGTCGGGAGTCGGCGTCGTCGCGATGCCTTCGATGATTCGCTGCTCGTCGTTGACCGATTTGATTTCGAATGTCGAATACGCTCTGTTCATAAGTGTGGCCGCAAATGAAAAGGGCTCCCGGAAAGGAAGCCCTTGAGGAGAACGTCGGATTGGAGTTAGATTAGACGAAAAATACCTGAAATTCTGCCGGCGTTAGGTTCTCGCTTAGGAGATCCGCCATCGCCAAAGCCACGGCGCCGTCAATACGGCCCGTCGCCTTGCGTTTATCGAACATCCGTTTCGCTTCGGAGTTCTCCACGACACGCACATTGTTGATGCACCACGTCAGCACTTCATGATTCCCATGCTGAAGTCGTCGCTCGAGTAGATCCGTTTCCGCGGCCTGGATGGCGCCATCCATCTCGCCGAATCCTTGGCGATGCGGCTTTAAGACAATATCGGCACCGATGTTGTTGAGATATGGCGTCAATTCATCAATCTTGGCCGGATCAAACGCAATCGCCTCGATGCGGTATCTTGCAGCCAGGACTTCGAGCTTGGCCGCAATGAATTCGTAGTTGATTGCCGAGCCGGGAGTGGTTTCGAGCAACCCCATTTCTTTCCACTCGACGTATTTCGCGCGATCACGCTCGGAGTGCTCTCGTAAGGTATCCTCGGCCTTCCAGAAGAATGGGAGGACGGCCTTTTTACCGTTGGCGTCCGGCTCAAACACAAAGACCAGCGCGGTCAGATCGTTCCTTCGTGAGAGATCGAGGCCGCCATAGCATCGACGGCCGGCGAGAGATTCGACGTTGACCGAATCGCCGTTCGCACGCCAGACGTCCGAGTCAATCCAGGGATCTGCCGATTCAACCCATTCGCAGAAGTTCAGCCGGCGCGTCAGGCTCTGCTTGGAAGGCATTCCCTTCGCTTCGCGGACTTCTTTCTCGAGGTAGCTGACAGGCACCGTAACGCCGAGAGTTGGTATCGACTTTTTCCACACGGCAGGATCCGTCCATGAATCACCCACGTCCAACCCGCAGACATAAGCGAAAAACTCATCGTCCGGATCGACGGTCTGCTCCATCAATTGCCGGGAATATTCGTGATACCTCCAGCAGACCGAAGCGACGTCATACACGCCGGAATTCGTAATCATGAACACCAGGGCATTGGGACGACCCTTGATGTTCTTACGCATAAATTCCACCATCGCGTCCGTGCGATGTTCGTGGACTTCATCGATTAATACGAAGTAGGGACGGAACCCAGACTTACCGCGCCCCATGCTTTCGGAGGCAATCGGCCGGAATGAAGAGCCGCTTTTTAGATGTGCAAGATTCCAGACTTTCTTCGAATCGGGATTGTTCTTCGGGCTCTTCTCGATGTTCTGTGAAAGCGTAGGCGACTGATCAACCATCGCCACTGCATCACCGAAAGGGATCCGCGCCTGATCTTTATCGACTGCTGCTGCGAAGCATTCCGCACGCGGTTCGCCATCCGCAGAGCACATATAGAGGCCGAGGCCGCCGCCGAGCGGCGATTTTCCGCCACCCTTCCCCATTTCGATGTATGCCGTCGTGAATCGCCGGATGCCGTCCGCACGCTTCCACCCGAAGAGCGAACCGATGATGAATTTTTGCGGCGGCTCAAGGTTAAACGGCTTTCCTTCGTGCTTTCCGCCAGCCAACCGCAGGACGCTCGAGTAATACCGGAACACGCGATCGGCCGCAGGAAAATCCCATACCAGGCCCCGCGCAGGACCTTCGGCGAGGTCGCGTAGATGTCGCTCGCACGCCAGGCGAACTAAAGGTCCAGTTACTTCCTTGCCGCCGGTCACATCCAGCGCATACTGGGTGACCGGATCAGGCGCCGTAGAATTCGTCGGCTGGGTCTGCTTTTTCTTTGCCACTAGTTTTCAGTCGGGCGCGACCGCAAGGAAGAAGCCCAAACGATTCGCCGAGAGTCCGCATCTGTGAAAGCTTCGATGAAGTGAACCTGTCTGGTGATTTCTGGAACTCCGCCATCAAGCAGCACCACGCCCCGAACATATCGACGTCCCACGCGGTCAGGATTCCTTGCTTTTCCAGCGACGGTGCATATTGATTCCAGAGCTTCGCCGCAGCGCTTTTAACGAAGGCCGGTTTATTTACATCACCTGTGGGCTTGGGTTCGTTTTCATTAACCGGCCGCTTGCCTCGATTGCCAGTGACTAATGTCAGCGCTGCGCTTTGAGGTTTTTTGCCAGGGAGCAATTTAGAATCCTGCGATTTTAATTAGCGGCCACGTGCAAAAAAG